AGGAGACGGTGGCCGACCCGACGAACCACTCATCCGCGAGACGGGTGTCGTCCTCGGCGTCGGTGGTGCTAACGACCCAGACCCGGAATCCGGGACCGTCCGGCTCGTCAGAGTCCTCGTAGACCTCCAGCTTGAGCCCGGTGTTGTCGAGGGCCCTTACCGGGATAGCACCGGACTTTGCAGCGACAAGCTGCGAGAACTTCGTTACGGAGAGCGTCTTTTCGACGAGCGCAATAGCCATTGTTTTTCCCTAGTGGGGTCTTGTGTGGTTATCGGCGCACTAGGGGGGGGTAGGTAAGTGCCGTTAGAGTATAGCACAGTAGAGCAGAAGAACCTGCCCTTAGAAATACTCTCCAAATTGTAGGGCCAGAGGGTTGGTAGCCCCCTGGCCGTTAAACGTTAATCGTTGCGGATTGCAGCCTTTCCTTCGAGGAGGGCCTTGAAGTTGCGGCCCAGGTCCTCTGGGTCGTTGGCGTCAATAATGGGCTGCCCTGCGGCGGGTCCCTTGGGACGGCCACCGTCTCCGGAAGCACCACCGCCGATGCGGCCCTCGAAAAGGTGCGGGGCGTGCTCAACAAGCTCGCCGACCCACTCCTTGGGGGTCATGTACTGGCCGCCCTTGGTGCCGTAGCGGGGCTCTCCGTTCCCGTCCCAGACGACCATGTCGCCCGACTCGGTGAACCCGATCTGGCGCTCGGCGCGGGAGAGGATGTCGTCCATGGCGCCCTCGCGGACGCGGGCAACGCCGTCAATGGCGTCACGGATCCCAGAGTTGCGGACCTGAGTCTGGTAATCGTTCCTGGCCTCGAAGAGGGCCGACTCAAGCTCGGCCTTCTCCTGGCCCAGCGCATCGAACTTGCGGTGCATCTCCTTGCGCTCGCCCTCGAACTGCTTGTCAGCGTAGCTGCGGACCCTATCCCGGTCCACAGTGCCGTCAGGCAGCATGATCTCCTTCAGAAGCTCGTCCTGCGCGGCACGCTCGGCAAGCTTACGGGCCTCCAGCAGGCCGTTGATGTCGTCGGGGGTGACATCTCCCAGAGCGGCGTACTTGTCGATCTGGGACTTCATCTCCTCAAGCTGGCGGTTCAGGGCCCGGTTGTTGTTCCGGAACTCGTCCACCTGCGCCTTGGCGTCCTGATCGACGAAGTCGAGGACGTAGTCCCCACTCTGCTCGTCTCGAACGTAAAGGTCGCGGTACTTCTCGTCGATGGCGTCTAGGTTGTTAACTCGTTTATTAAGCATCTAAAAAGGCCCTCGGGGCCAACGCTCCCTCGGGGAGCGGGGTTTTAGCAGTTAGGGTAAGGGTGGGGGTCGCCCTAGTAGGATTCCCTTAACTGCTCGATTGTCAACGGACGGTCCCCTACTTCAACTCGGTTGAGATCTAGGGTTCCTTTCTTATAGCTATTGTACCGTGCCGACCCCAAAATATCTCGCTGTTCTGCCTTACTAAGTGAAGAAATCCACTCTTTAAATGCTATTTCTGGGGCGACCTCGTCTGAAAAGGGCACCAGCATTGACCGGCAGGACAGGTGGTAGGGCGGCGGTCCGGGAAAAGGCTCGTTGGTGGCGCTCTCAGGCGCCGGAGCCCCACTAGCCGCCATCCAGATCGAGCCCGCCCGACTATTACAGATCTGGCTTGTGCGTCTGTCCAAAATCACCGAAAGCTCCAGCTTGGTCACCGTGCTGGAGCGTCTAAAGGACTCCAGGGCGGCAGCCTGGGATGCGGCGTGGATAGAGGACTTGGCTACGGTGTTGAGGTATCTACGGTACTTCCTGAGAACCTCGCCGCCTTGAAAGATAGGAGTCCGCACCACCTTGCCTGAGGGGGACAAGGTCATCACAAATCCCCCCGTGGAGCGCCCAAAGGCCGCCTCGCTGATCTCCTTCGCATCGGGCTTGGCCCCGGAAAGCCTCACCAAACGTCCAACTCTCTGAGGAATCTCCATTGACTGGCCGACCAGCCAGTCCCTGAGAGGCACCCCGTCAATAAGCATGGAGGATACCAACGCCTGGGCCTCTCGCTTTAGCATGGCCTTGCCAGAACCCCTACCGAACACCTTTCGGAAGTGGGCTGACTCGTCCCTGGCTAGGTCCACCATTGAGGACACAAGAACCTCCTCGATGGCGTCGTAGTGCTCGACCGAGAGCTTGGTGATTTGACGGATGACGCGCTCCTTCTTGGATCGCGTTCCTAGGTCGGCCAGCAGTAGTAGCCTGTTTATTCGGGCTGCTAGTGACTCAAGAAGTCCCGTCGCTCTTCGGCGTACGTCTTCGGAATGTCGTGCCACGTTCACCCCCCGCAGGGTGTACGCGGCACGAATGTCGGCAGGGCTCGGCATCACTCATCCTCCGGCTCCTCTTCGTCCTCTTCGGGTTCCTCTGGGGCAGGCTCGCCTCCAACCGCAACGGAGGGCGATCCTGGGATACCTGCCAGGAGGCGGCGGGCCTCCTCGTCGGCGTCAACGCCATCAGGAAGCGTGCCCGTGGTGCTGAGAACGTGAACGAAAGACTCCCACGAAAGAAGTCCGCTTTGCACAGCGTTGATGTACTGAGCCAACAAGTTCGGGTCCAGCCGCGTCTCCGTGAAGTCGCGGGCCATCGAGAACTTGATGCTTTCCTGCCCAGTGACCGCCGCCATGAAGAACAGGCAGTAGCCCAGGAGGGTGTTAATGCCGTCCTCCACGACATCCATCATGGAGACAAGGTTGGCACGGTCTCCCTGCTGACGGAGGCGGAGGGTCTCGGGCTTCTCGGGACCGCCGTAGCCAGTCTCCAGGAACCGGACGCCGACGACCGCCATGAGCCGCTCCTTCTGCTCCATGCCCGACTGTAGGTGATTCAGCCCGGCACCTGTGAACTCAAGGTATCCAGCCTTGGCGGAGTCGTTGTCGGTCACCCACGCCTTGGTGGAGCCGATGTGGACATCACCCTCGAACTCGAAGCCAGCCAGCCACGCTGTAGGGAGCGCGGTGAAGTGCCTACCGTGCTCAAGGTCCGCAGAGTTCAGGTAATGGCTCAGGTTGATCGTGGCGAGGTCGTCCATGGGAACCTCGCCGACCTTCATGCCCAGGTGGGCTGAGTTGAAGCAAACGAAGGGGATCTCGCGCAACGGAGCCCCGCCCGCGCCGCGCGGGACCACCACGCTCTCCCTGCTCCAGTCCCCTGCCGGGCGTCCCTTGTCGTCCTTGGGCCTAGACCAGATAACTTGGTAGTAGACCCCCTGCTCCATGTCGGACTCGCGAAGGGCGTAATCCTCGATGGGAGAGGTTCGCGCGGGAGGAGTTCCGAAGCCAAGCTCTCGGTAGATCTCCTCGTACTCTCGCAGGTAGGGGTCCTGGGCAGACCTAGACAGGCGCTTCTCCTTGAGCACAACCGTGGTCGCTACCTCGCGACCTTGGATCATGCTGGTGTCCCAGTTGATGATGTTCTCCGCGTGGTACAGAGACACCGCGGGGGGCGCGGTGCTGTCCTCGGGGTCCACATCCACTAGGGCGCCGACCCGTCCCACAGAAACCTGCTCCTCCATAATGGAGGCGGCCATGCGGTCCAGCGGCTGACCCTCGGTGCCGATAGACTCCTCAATGTCGTCGAGGCGTGCCGGTCCCGTCAGGGTCGGTCGCTTAAATGTTGACAGGCCGACGAGCGTGCGGATGGTCCTCGACACTACCGGCAGGAACATGGCCCGGTAGCGGTACTGATCGTAATCAGAGGTAGTCTGGCCGCCAAGGCGGGGCAGATACCGGGCGCCAGCAGCCTTGACCTCGTCCGATCCGGCTTTTACGTCGCGAACCCGCGACCACTTGATGGCGCTAGCTTCGTACTCGGGGTGGGGCGATGAAATAGGCATATCAGTAGCCGAGAAGCGGCTTGACCTGGAATCCGGCGCGTCCGACCGGGAAGAGGAAATCAACGGCGTAGCCCGCCGCGTCAGTGATGTGAGTGAAGCGGTCGCCGCCGTTGGGCCCGCGCTTGTTCTTGTTGGCGTGGGTCAGGTTCTCAATAGCGGTGATCAGATGCTGCGCGTTGAACCTGGGGTTGTCGCCCTTGGGCTCGATGGTCAGCGTGGTGATGCCGTGCCGAGGCTGGAGCTTTCCGTTGAAGGCGTTGTATCGGTCCTTGATCGGCGTGTGCTTGGCCGGAGCGTGGATCTTGAACCCGAACCTCTTGATGATATCGAAGTCAGATCGGCCCGCGGCGGCGCTGGTGGAACGCTGCTTGCCCGCAGGATCGGGGTAGATGTTGACCAGACCCCACTCGCCCCAGTCATCTAGGAGAGTTCGGCACATCGACTCTGTATCGCTGTTGACCTGCTCGTAGGTCTTGACGATGTGCATATGGTCGCCCCGGATCCAGAAGACCGCAGCCGTCATAGGCGAGACGTTGAAGTCCATCCCGACGCCTAGGAAGTCGATGTCAGTAGGTACGCCCAGAGCCTGGATATTCCTGTCCCGGTCGAAGGAATAGTATACTTGACCGTCATCTAGCGTGACGAAGTATCCTTCGATGTAAGCCTCGGCGGTCTTCTCGTCATAGGCCGCCAGTAGAGATTGGACGTAGCTCGGGTCCAGCGCCACGTTCTGGCGGGTGGACAGGCGAACGAATCCAAGGTCGTAGTTCTTTCCCAGATCCCCCTCGATGAGGTCTCGGCCCCAGGCCCCTTGGGCCTCGGGAGTGCCGGTCATGCACACCTCTCGAAGCTTGGACTCCGGGTGTCGTACACGGGCTAGCATCTGGTTGAACACTTCTTGGTCCTGAATGAAGGGCTCGTCGATGATCGCCGCTCCAAGGTTGGGACCTTTTAGGCGCTCCGGCTTCTCGCCAGAGTAGACGATAATCGTTCCCTTCCTGCCGTAGAAGTCGATCAGGAACCTGCTGCTGTTGACCTTGTAGGTCC